CCGAGGCCATCGCCACCAACGCCATCGCCGCCACCACCACCGCCACCACCAAGGCCACCAAGACCAAATCCACCACCACCTCCGCCACGTCCCCCAAGACCAGCGCCAAGAGGAAAGGATCCACTTGCACAGTCATTCTCAATTGTAGATGATCCTGGATCATTTGTAACAGAAGTCGAAATATTCTTTAGAACAAAGGATCCGCTTCTTCCTGTTACTGTCCAATTAAGACCTATGGTTAATGGAGTGCCCTCAGAGCAGGTATATCCATTTGGTGAAGTTATCTTAGAATCATCACAAGTAACAGAATCGTTTGATGCCACTCAATCAACTAGTGTTGTATTCCCAGCACCAGTTTACCTAAATGGAAATACTGAACATGCTATTGTGCTTCTCTCACAATCTAATGAGTATACCGTTTGGATCTCAAGAATGGGTGAGGTTGATATTACTACACTTCTTCAACCAGAATCTAGACAGGTAGTTGTTTCTGCACAAGCACATTTAGGATCATTGTTCAAATCACAAAATGGTTCAACATGGAATGCAAGTCAATATGAAGATTTGAAATTTAATCTTTATACTGCTATATTTGATGAATCTGCGACGGTATCGTTCTTTAATCCAGAACTTGCTAAGGGTAATAATCAAATAGCAACCTTACAAAAAGATGCACTTGAATTTGAATCAAAGAAAATTGTTGTTACAGCAAGTGATATTGTCAATACCTCAAACTTAGTTTTAGGTAATACAATCATTCAAAAGGATACAAATGCTAGAGGTGATTATGTTGGTGCTGGTGGATCCGCTACTGGAACATTGGTAATTGTTAATCCTGGAATTGGTTATACACCATCTGATGGAAATCAATTTACATTTACTAATGTACCATTGGTCACATTTAGTGGAACTGGTAAGAATGCTACTGCAGATATTACCATTGGTGCTTCTGGTGGAACAAATGGTGTTGCAATTGCAGCAACAATTAAAACTGGTGGATCTGGATATCAAGTTGGTGATGTATTTACTGTGGAAACCATAGGAACACAATCTCTTGGTAGAAATTTACAGTTATCACTTACAACTATTACTGGAATTAACGAACTAATCGTTGACAACGTTCAGGGTGAATTTGAATTAAATGCTGCTAAACCACTTCAATATGTAAGTCCAACAACTGGAATTACAACTCTTCCACTTCTTGCTGGAGGAGATGCAACAATTGATGATTTTGAGTTAGCATCTCTATCTGAAGATGGTTTACACATTAAAGTCAACCATAAAAACCATGCTATGCACTCTACTTTGAATATTGTTCAAATATCTGATGTTAAGGGAGATTTAAAACCAACCAATTTAACAGCAGAATATACAAACTCGGATTCTGGTCCTATTAGTGTTGCAAGCACCATTGGGTATGAAACATTTGAAAATGTTTCCGTTGGAGCAACGAATCCTGGTTATGTGAGAATTGATGATGAAATTATTTCATATACTGCAGTTGCAAATGGTCAATTGACTGGTATTACAAGAGGTATTGATGGAACTAGAACATTTACATATCCATTAAGAACCAGTTTGCAGAAGTATGAAAATAATGGAATATCTCTGAGACGTATCAATACTACTCATTATCTGCAAGACTCTCTTGTACCTAGAAGTATTGGACTTGATTATTATCATATTAAATTGAATACTGCAATAAATGGGGTTGATAGAAGTTCTGGAGCACCTTTCCCCAAACTTTATATCACAAATTCTAAATCTTCTGGCGGAGATAGCATTAGTGCAACTCAAAATATTCAATATGAGGCAGTACGTCCAATTGTTCAGTCACTGGTTCTTCCTGGAACATCTTTAAGTGCCTCAATGAAGGGTATTACCGCAACTAGTGTTGATGGTAATGAAATATCCTTTGAGGAGACATCTGTAACTCCAGTTAATCTTGATGATGATACTTATCTTCCAGAACCAAGATTAATTGCATCTAGAGTGAATGAACTTGCCCAATTAGACAATCTTCCTGGAAATAAATCTATGGAGATGACATTTACATTATCTACTGCCAACGCTAATGTTTCGCCAGTAATTGATTTGGATAGAGTTGGTATGGTTCTCATCTCAAATAGAGTAAATGCTCCGATTTCGGATTATGCAAATGATCCAAGAACAGCAACTTTAAATGGAGATCCAACAGCATTCATTTATGCTAATAAACCAGTTGAACTTGAAAATGCAGCAACTTCGATCAAAGTACTTCTTGCTGGTTATGTAAACACATTTAGTGATATTAGGGTATTCTATTCAATTGGTAATTCTCCAGAAAATGATCCATTGTACTATCCATTCCCAGGATATACAAACCTTGATGTTAATGGAAGAATTCTTGATTTTGCTGCTTCTAATGGACTGCCAAATAAGAATGTTCCCAAGACTGATATTTTAGAGGCATTGAGTGAGAATCTCACATATAGAGATTATGAGTTTAGCATTGATAATTTACCTGAGTTTAGATACTTTAGTATTAAAATTGTTGGAACATCTACAAATCAGGCATATCCTCCAAGAATAAAAGATCTTAGAGTAATTGCTCTTGCATAATATGGATAATAGATACCTAAAAGTAGAGGGTCATAGTTATTTGGTTAGAGATTGCCAATCAAATGCGATTGTCAATCTCGACACAAATGGTTATGCAACTTATAAAAACCTAAAAAGAGCGAAGGGTCGAGAAAAAGAAAGACTCGATAGATTAGAAAATGATGTAAATGAAATTAAAGATCTTCTTAGACAATTAATCAATAAAAAGGATTAAGCAAATGGCACAACCAGCATCTCGCCAACAATTAATCGATTATGCAAAAAGGCAATTAGGTGCTCCAGTACTGGAGATAAATGTTGCTGATGAGCAAATTGAGGATATTGTCGATGACTCTCTTCAATATTTTTATGAGCGCCACTTTGATGGCGTTATTCAAACTTACTTAAAGTATGAAGTAACCCAAGAAGATATTGATAGAGCAAGAGCGAGTGCTGGTGGTGTTGGGATAGCAACTACATCAGCAACAGCAAATATTGGAGGAACTCCAACAACATTCAACTTTTTTGAGACTAATAACTTTATCCAAATTCCACCACAAGTATTGGGCATCAATAAAATATTTTCTTTTGAGGGATCGAACTCAATAGCAAGTGGAATGTTTAGTATAAAGTATCAATTATTTTTAAATGATGTTTACTATTGGGGTTCTACAGAACTTTTAACATATTCAATGGTAAAAAGATACCTTGAAGATATTGACTTTTTACTTACAACACAAAAGCAAATAAGATTCAATCAAAGACAGGATAGACTTTATATTGATGCTGATTGGTCAGCGATGACTCCTGGACAGTTTTTAGTAATTGATTGTTATAGACTACTAGATCCAGCAGAATCTCCCAGAGTGTGGAATGATTCATTTTTAAAGAAGTATGTTACTGCTGCTTTGAAAAAGCAGTGGGGTCAAAATCTAATTAAATTCCAAGGCGTAAAACTTCCTGGAGGAACAGAACTAAATGGAAGACAAATTTATGATGATGGTGTTAATGAGTTAAATTCTTTAATGGATAAAATGTCTTCTACTTATGAACTTCCACCATTAGACATGATCGGATAGTAATATGGCACTCAATCCTTTTTTCTTACACGGATCTTCTGGCGAGCAGAATCTGGTTCAGGATTTAGTAAACGAACATCTAAAAATGTTTGGCGTAGAAATTTACTATATTCCCAGAGTTTATGTAAATGAAAAAACGATCATGGAAGAAGTTTCCAGATCTGAATTTACATCGGCGGTTCCACTTGAAGCATATATTGATACGTATGAGGGATTTAGTGGGGCAGGAACTCTTCTATCAAAATTTGGGGTTCAAGAGGTTGATGATTTAACTCTTATTATATCTAAAGAACGTTATGAAACTGTTGTTGAATCCCAGATAGCACTTATAGACAAAACAAAATTAACAAGTAGACCAAAAGAAGGCGATTTAATTTACTTTCCATTGGGTGATAGACTTTTTGAAATTAAGTATGTTGAGCATGAGAAACCATTTTGGCAGTTACAAAAAAACTATGTTTATGAGTTAAGATGTGAACTCTTTGCATATAATGATGAAACAATTGATACTGGTGTTGGTGAAATCGATGATAATGTAATAGATGAGGGTTATATTCAAACATTCAATATGGTTGGAGTTGGATCAACTGCAACAGCAATTACAAGTCTTAGAGATGGCGCGGTAAGAAGAATCATTGTATCAAGAAGAGGATCTGGTTATGATTCTGCACCAAGAGTTGCAATTACTTCCGCTCCTTCTGGTGGATTAACTGCTGTAGGAATTGCATCAATGATTGGTGGAATTGTGGATCTCTGTGAAACAAGTCCAGATAAATTAAGGGTACAAAGAGTTGATGTTGCAGATCCTGGTTATGGATATACTACTGCTCCAAGAGTAACCTTCCATGGTGGCGGTGGATCTGGAGCATATGCAATTTCAGAGATAGCAGATAGAACTATAGGTATAGTAACTATAACTAGTGGTGGTAGTGGTTATATTGGTATTCCAACCGTCTCAGTAGTAAAAGCTGGAATCGGAAGTACGACAATTAATGCAAGAATACGAGCACGTATATCTGGTTTTGGAACAGTAACAGAACTTATTATAGAAGATGCTGGTGGTTATTATGAAAGCGTTCCAGAAATTATTATATCCCCCCCTCAACAAAATGTTGGTTATGGAACGTATATATTGAACGAGAATGTTATTGGGGCAGCAAGCAGTGCTACGGCAAGGGTTAAATCGTGGAATGCTTTAACTCAGGTATTGAAATTGGGAGATATTAGTGGTGAGTTTAGACCAGGAGAAATTATTGTTGGGCAAAAGAGTGGAGCATCATATTCATCAATTGATATAAATAAATTTAATCTACCAGAAGATGGTTTTGCACAAAATAATACGATTGAATTAGAAGCTGATCAAATTATAGATTTTAGTGAAACTAATCCGTTTGGTATTGTATAAGGAGTCATAGAATGTTTGATCATTTTTATCACCAAATTTTCAGGAAGACTGTAATAGCATTTGGTACATTATTCAATAATATAACTATTGAGAGGGATGGGGGAGAACTAATTAAGGTTCCTTTGGCATATGGTCCGACTCAGAAGTTTTTAGCACGTCTTGAGCAACAACCCGATTTAAACAAACCAGTCCAAATCAGTCTACCAAGAATGTCATTTGAGTTCACAGGAATTCAATATGACAACAGTAGAAAATTGGCGGGAACTCAAGCATTTGCAGCAGCATTGCGAAGTGATGGAAAAGACATTAAAAAAATGTACTTCCCAGTTCCATACAATATGGAATTTCAACTGTCAGTTATGACCCTTCTTAATGAT